CATCATTGAATAGATGAAAATCATGGATAGGGTAAAGGTCTTCTCTGCCGTGGAAATAGATCGGCGTTAAATCTTCAGTGATGTCAAACGTGTCTTCCAGGTAAACCCCTTCAGGTATTGTTGAATCAATCGATGTTTTTACTTCTATTACTTTTTCATTGAGAATCTCCAGGTTTTTACGCATCTCATTTAACAATAGGGTTTGTGCGATCTGAGTCCAATCCAGTATGGCATCACATGTGGGGCAACGAATAGATCCTTTGCTGACTACTAGATTACATTTCGGACATCTGTAAATATCCGTTTCTTCTGTAGTTTCTGTTTTATATTCTAATTCTGGCATTATTCCTCACTCGTAACATATCCAATAATGTTCTTTTTTCCGACAGGCAATAATTCTTCAGTCAGCTTTACCAATGCTTCCTCACGCTGAGGCTGATATTGAAGAGGCTGTTGGAGGGTATGTGACGGCTGTTTCAAAAGGTGCAGAAGGATTACTATGCCTATGCCGAAAGCGGCTATGCTTAATCCCAATGCTATCCCTGCGACAAGTCCATTATCTGACATTACTATAATATAGTGGTGGAAGGTATTTAAAATTTAGGTGTGAATTATTATCGTATTATCGGTTTTTTTATTATATCAGGGCTTATGAGATGCTTGCCTATGAGGGGGTTGAGACCTTCCTGTAAATCCAAGTTTTCAATATAATACGTTCCCTCTTGAGCTCCTACTGCACCATTACTGAAAACACCCTGCAGATACCGATATTTCGTTGTCTCACAAACTACAGATATCGTATCTACCAGCGTTGTTCTGCCCCTGTCTGAATATACCTCACAAGTTAATGCAGTTCCAGAGCGCTCAATGGTTAGATAATATGGTGTTGACACAGAAATAATACAAGAATCGCTGTCGGAACCACAATCTATTAACCTTATCTCGTAGGTTCCGAGAGATCCAGTAACATACACAGCTAACCCATCTGATGCTAGCACCATACTTTTATATGTTCTACCAGCTATTGAAACAAGAGCCCACATTCCACCGAATCCATTTGCACCAAATGGAGATGCATATATATCAAGTAGATGCACGAAATCAGCGAAATGATTAGCACCATAGTCTTTTACGACATAGCTTACCGCATCATACCGCATACTACTGACATCCATCTTATTAGGTATTACTGTTATATCATTACCACTGTCTGTTTCATCATATATCGTAAAGTCTTCTAATTTCATTATTTCAATACTTCCTTAACATATGTATAGTAAATTGTAGCATCAGCATTAAGGGCAACATCAAATTGTTATTTGTACGTTCAGGATTTATACTGGTGTTATATTGTATGTTCCTGCAATTGTTGGTGGATCTGTAGCTGTTGCGTTAGCCATTACTGTACCTGATATTGCGGCAGGGTTTGAAATATTTACTGCTGTTTCTGGGGTAAATGCGGACAGGTTTACGCTGTCGTCAAATTTTAGGACTAATACTTTCATTTTTCACCTCCTTTTACAATTATTGCACCTAAAACAAAACCGCCGAAAAGCAATGGCCATACCCATACAGGTATTTGCGGTGGCGGTGGAACATCGCAATCTGGGGAATATCCTAAATCTGTCCACATGCCATCTACACATTGATATCGATGTGTCGGGTCTTGGCCATATGCTGGGTCTCCGCAGATTATATCGCCATGTTCTCCTGAAGGACTGACACATGGCTCTTGCGTGTCACAATCTGAGGAATATCCCAAATCAGTCCATACGCCATCTATACATTCATACTGATGAGTTGGATCTTGGCCATAAGCAGGGTATCCGCAGATTATATCGCCATGAACACCAGGCGGATTTGCACAAGGTTGAGTGACATCGCAATCTGAAGAATAACCTAAATCTGTCCAAACACCATCTATACATTCATACCGATGCGTTGGATCTTGGCCGTAGCTAGCATTTCCACAGATGACATCTCCATGTTCTCCCAAAGGATTAGTACATGGCTCTTCAAGGTCGCAACCAGAATTGTAACCAAGGTCAACCCACTGTCCATCAATACATTCATACTGATGAGTTGGATCTTGGCCGTAAGTTGGATTTCCACATATATCTTTCTAACTCTTCTATCAAATGATAACTTCTTTTGGTTACGAATACTTTTCTTTCTTGTATTAATTGAATACCATAGTTAATTGAATCTTTACCTTTGGTTGTTGGTTGTATTCTAAATCCATAATTCTTTATCTCTCTAATAGATTTGGGTTCAGCACTATCAGCAAAGATTTCATCTCTAATACCTTTCATTCTATTGGAGATATTCTGATTAGTTAAACCTGTCTCATATATTACTTCATCGAATATAATTGTATCATTATACTTATACGCACATATTAAAGTGGTGGGGTCATTTGTATATCCAAAATCTAATCCATAACCTATTACAGATGCTTCGTCTGGGATGATGTCTAACACTTCCCAGTCATTGAATATAGTTCCCTCCAATCTACCTTCTTCACCATCTAAATATACTCTACACCAATTTTCCCAATACTCACTAGTCTTAGCCAATACTCTTTTACTTTCAAGGAAGTCTATTACATTCTGACTTAGTGCTTCATTATCTTTATATGTTAATACTAACTTCTCTGTCTCTGCTTCTTTTAATATATCATTAACCCAAAATGAATGTGATGGATTATAATCTAAAAATATATCACCATCACTTCTCATTGCTAATTGTGTGTATGCATCTCTTGTTATATTATTACACTCATTCACATATAATACATTTCTTCTAGCTCCTCTCAATTTATCAGCACTATCAGCAGAGAAGAATTCAATATAAGAACCATTAGAGAATGTATAAATACTATTGGTTCTATTCCAATGTGTATCAATATATCTATTGGTAGATTTCATTATATTAAGGAAATCTCTCATTGCTCCTTTTCTCAAATGTGGGAATGATTCAGACACAATACTGGCTGAAAGGTTACTTTCTTTACAACACATATCAATAATGATAGGTATGATAGAGAATGTCTTACCAGCGGATGAACCTCCTGGTATAACCTTTATTCTCTTTGTCATACTTCTTATCTTCTCTAAAGCAGTTGTGTATATGAATTCCATTAATCATCTTTCTTTTTCCCAAATAGTGGTTGTTCAACCGAAGTTTTTATATCTAACTTATCAGCAGCGTTCAACCCTAACATTCTGTTCTGTACCTCAATACTCTTTATAGCATCATTATACTTCTTATCTTTCTTCGCTAGTCCTTTCAATACTTCCAACTCTTTCAGTTGTGTCATAGTGTCTATACCTAACTCCTCCATCATTTCTTTCTTCTTCTCTTCTATTAGAAAACACACCTTAGCATTTGTTAGCAACCTTGAGGCACAAGACATAGCATTCGCATAGCTACACTTATATACCTCTTGGTATGCTTTAGTAGCTGAGTATCCTTTCTTCATATACAAATCAATGAATTGTATGTGTTCTATTTTTATATCATCATTCTCCATTATCTCTTCTTATTTTTATAACATATCATAATTATTAGTAACCATATCTTCATATTCTCTAATCAATCTCTTTAATACTTGTCTGTGGATAACATTATTAATATCATCTACATTATTATCCATCTCCATTTCTAAATAGTAGAGGGTTTCTAAATACACTTGTTGTTTAAGTCTGGTCATTATAATACTTCTTTATTTTTTTGTGTATAATTCTAACCTGAACATCACAAGTCATACATACTTTATGATTACTATCAATATACTTCTTATATAATCTCATCATAACCGTTTTTGCGTGAGAAGAAGCCCTTGTTAAGGCTAATATATATTCGAAATCTTTTATGTCTTCTTCTGTTAAACTGCTGTCCATCCTTGTTGTTCGCTGTTTGGTGCTTCTATAATAGCCTTACTTACCGTATCAAACTTGAACTTTCTCCAGTGATGCTTACAATTAGTTCCACCTCTATAATTAAATACTGAATAACTATCACCACCACCTTTACCAAATCCTGGGTTCTGTCCATTAAAGGTAATGATATCATTCTGAGACATTAGATTAGTCTTTGTTAATCCAACCATTCTCTTACAAAAGTCTCTACTCTCATTTGATATGTTTGAACCACCATAGAAGTTACTAACATATTGGTATAAGTTCATTACTCTAAACTCATCCTTACTAAACTTCTCAGTCTCATCTTCATCTATCTTGTGTTGGTTCTTTGGGTCATTTAACATCTCTTCTGTTAATCCTAATTCTTCTAAAGAATATCCCCAATCTTTATCTCTTAACCATTCAGTTAATTTATTCTTACCACTTCTGATATCCTCGATATCATTCAGGTTCTTATTAAAGTTCTGTTTCATTTAACCAGTTTATTTTTGAATATAGGAACATTAGAAAACTAACCAATGCTGCTAAATAGATTTGTTGTGTGAATAGTAATACAAACCAGAAGGTTGTGCATTTACTACATCCCATTGCCATTTTAATGAGGTTTAAGAATAGATTATTACTATCTATTACCTCCGACATCATTTCACTTATACCACTAACTACCCAACTTAATAGCCATAGTTTCATTATTATCATCATTATCTCCATATTTAAAATATATCTTTTATCTCTTTGTTTATTTCAATAAATCATTTATCTTTACATCTCTCTGTTCTTTAACATATTCTGGTATCTCCATCCTGTATTTTTCTACACCTTCTACATCTTCTATCATCTCTAAATACTTCTCTTTCATATTATTTCTTTATTTTAGTGTATATATTAAACTATAAAGCACAAAAAAACCTTAGTAGAAAATGTCAATAAACTACTAAGGTCTTCAAAAAAATAAATAAACATAAGGAATTGACAGAAACCTTATAACTTATATATTAGATTTGATATCTGTATTTATCTCTTTTCCAATTCTTTTTGAATATATTTTATAGTATTATTAATAGTATAACCAACAGAATTGTGGTCTATACCTGTCATCTCTTCTATTCTTCTCAATGTAGATTTCTCTTTCTTACATTCTAAATCTCTTTTAGGTCCATCGGTCTTATTATATTCACCTAACTTGAAGTAGATTTGGAATATAATCTTATCATACCAATATACATCTTCTAATATCTCTTCTATTCTATCTATGTTAATGAAGATTCTATCACTTAATTCTTTATCTCTATTAATCTTAGTAATACTATCATAGATTGCTGTGTTACTTGTCTCTTCATTATAAGCATCTATTGTAGATAACTCATAATTTTGGTCTCTCAACTCATAATTAAACTTCTTATACTTCTTATAGAATGGTGAGGTCTTACTATTGAATTGGTTCTTTATAATAGTTATGGTTAAATACTTCAACCACTTTCTATTATAACTATCATTTAATTTTTCATTGTTATATTCTAATAGGATTAATACTACCTCTTGGAATAAGTCATCAGTAAGTTGGTCTTGTTTAGTTATGTTCTTACATATACCATACAATGAACCATCTTCTAATATACTTGTTACTATTTCATTATTTGACATTTTTCTTTATTTATTTTTTAGTCATTCAATAAACTATTGAAATCTATTACTCTACTATATCTATCTATGAATGCTTTTAGGAACTTCTGAACATTAGCACTCGCTTCGAATAGTTCTTTTGGTCCTAATATATTCATATGTGTATGTTCTAATAACTCACAGATATAAAAATACATTGCTTGTGTTAAGTGTGGGTAGAAGTTACTTAAAGAAGTCCAAGTTGCTAGGTCTTCTTCTATTACTACATCTAAGATATAATATATCTCTGCTGATTCTAATAAGTCTTCTATAAACAAATCTTTAATTGATTTAGAGAACATTATCATTGAGGTCATTATTAAACTAGACTCCATTATATCTACATTATAATGTATGTAATATGAATCTGAATCCAATAGGAACATTTCATCGAATTCTATTTTTGATTTTCTTATCTTATTCATTTTATAATTTATTTTCTATTGTATATATTAAAAGTTAAAACCATAATTCCTTTTTACTTCTATCTTTTTCTTAACTAAACTTCTTTTGAAATCATAGAAATCTCTCTCTCTGAATATGAAGTCATAATGTTTAGCATCTTGTTCTTGTAATAGTATCATAGACTTATCTACTTTACCCTTACTAACACACTGACTATACTCTACTTTATGTTTAACTACTTCACCCATATCTTCTTTTAGTTTCCATAAGAATACACCTCTTTGTGTGAAGTTTAAATACATTGCTTCATTACGCTCATCTTCTTTAACATACTTCAATAATGAATTATACTTTTGTTTCTCTATAAACCAACCATCTAAAGCATTTCTATTATGAATGTGTAGGTCTAAATTAACTCTATTCTTAATCTCTATGAACAATCTTTTCTTAACTGAACCATTTATTATCTCTGATATAAGTATATCATATTTATCCATACCATCTGATTGTGTAACATATATGTGCCAGTTTTCTGTTTGGAATATATTTAAATCGGTAATGAATTTGTGGAAAGCAAATCTTTCTTTCTCTGCTGCTTCTATAAATTTTGAGTTTGACATTTTCTTTTATTTATTTTTATAAACTAAACAACTTCTGTCATTGTTTGTTATATAATATATATAAAGTTTGAAAAGCCATTTTTCTGATTTTATAACAATTCTATCATAAAAACGCATAAAAAACCCATCTATATGATGGGTTTTTTGTTTATTGATAATTATCTTTTAAGTATTGGTACATTAAGAATATCTCTGCACCAGAACGAAGCTTCAGATAACCTGGATAATTATCTCTACCTGAGGTATCTTGATAATAACCAATGATATCATTTATATCATCAAATCCAATCATAAACTTACAAGCCTTTATCTTCATCAATAGATTCTTAATCTTAATAATAGTTTCTTTATTAACTTCTAAATCAACTTCATTACCAGCTCTTTGTTTCTTTAAACAAGATTTACATATACTTTTATGTCCATCTTTCATTCCCGCTGCTTTATTATATTCGGTGTATGGTTTCTCCATCTCACATCTTTTACATACTTTCATATTACTTTCTATATTTTTTCTTCTTCTCATACATTCAACACAATTTACTTTACCTTTGAATGAGAATAATCTTTTATTGTGACCACATTGATTACATTTTTTACCAAAGTCGGCACCCTCTGTAACTATATCTTTGTTCTCAATATAATACTCAACTATATAATGGTACATACTGAATATCTCTTCACCTGATTTCATACCAACAGAGAAGTGTATCTTACCTGATGATTGTTGATAGGCTTCTATAATATCACCTACATCAACAAAATCAACATAGTTGTGTGCCTTCTCTATTCTAGTCTGGATAGTTAATATAAATTCTAATAATTCTTTGTGTTGTATAGTAAATTCACTTACATTACTGCCTTTTACTATACCACCTTCTTTTATCTTCTTATTTCTATCTCTATGGTAACTAATTAAACAATCAGAACAAGCACATTCTCTACCATCTTTTTTAGTTCTGTTTCTATAAAACTCTACTAATTCTTTTTCCTTTTTACATCTGGTACAAGTCTTCATTATGATAATTCTTTTTTTATCTTCTCATCTATATCTGAGTTGAGTAACCAAGTAACATATTGTTGTTCATTACTTTTCACCCATTCTATTGTCTTACCTTTAAACTTACCAAACATCATCACACCATCAACTATCTTATTGTTCATTGGTTTAGATATGTCAGCTAACTCGCTCTTTGAATAAGTATTAAATACAATCTTCTGACTATTAATAACTTTCATAGTAATCTCAATATCATATAAGGCATCGTGAGCTTGTGTCTCATCCATCTCTCTATGACAGAACCTTTTATAAGCATCAGATAACTTCTTATTCTTCTCCATATTGTTCCAAATCTGGTATGAATCTATCTCACTGGGTATGTCTAGGGTGAGGCCCAGTCTATTGAATTCATTTTTTAATAAAGGAGTATCAAAGTTGATTGAATTATATCCAACTAGAATACAACCATCAAAGAATCTGAATAGTTTCATACCCACATCTTTGAATGTTGGTCTGTTTTTAACCATCTCATCTGTAATCCTATGGACATCAGATGCTTGTGTTGGGATAGGGGTGCTTGGGTTTAAGATTATATTCAATCTTTTCTTCTCTATACCATCAACCATCTTAATTGCTGCTATCTGAACAATCCTATCAGTTTCAACATTAGTCCCGGTGGTTTCCAAGTCATAATATATTTCTGTCATATAATTTAATTATTTTTCTTATAGTATATATCTTGTAAAAAATACCAAAAACATAGATTAATAAGAAAAGAGAATTCATTGTCGAACACTCCGTTCCGACACACCACTCTTCTAGGGTGCTTACTAGGCAGAAGTATTATTATTATTATAATAATAATATCATTATCTTGTATCTTTTTGTTGATTTTCAAAAAGATGGCACCCTTTATCTTCCTGATATAGCAGGTGGCTTTTGGTATAATTCTTTTGAACCAAAGTAATCTTGTAATATAATCAATGCTTCTCTTCTCTTACAATCAATCTTGGTAGGGTAAGAATAGATTATAATCAATTCTATTTTATCATTGAACTGGTGACTCCGTATGTAGTCATACAATGATTTCTTGGTACCTTTGTTGTAATGATAATTGTGTTGATAAGTTCTTCTCTTAACATCTTTGGTCATACCAATATAGATTCTCTTGTTGTTTAATAATACTTCATAAATATAATACATAAACTTATATATCCCGGGCCTGAAGTCTATCACCACCAATATCACACACACACATACAATGACATAACACTATACTATATGTTATGCCTTTTTGCAGGGCGATATGTTCTGACCTGTGCAAAAAGGCATAACATATAGTGTATATGCTATTGTATGTTATACTATTGTATGTGTGTCGAGGACCAAGCACCCAGGGAAGAAACTCGTTAGAGGTTTCGTTCTCTACTATTAGTATTAATTGAAAATAAAGTAAGAAAATACTCAAAGGGAGGTTGTATATTTAATATATAAAGTATAAGAAAAAATAATAAACAACACAATGGAAGTAGAAATAATACCAATTAACATTACAGAAGACTTATTCATAGCACAACTATAAATGAATAAAATACAATTATCAAGATATGTTTATATTAATAATGTATCATTAGTATCAAAATTACTAATGAGAGAATTACCTATTAGTAATACAAGATTAGCATTAAAGAATATACTTGACTTTCTTACATATTTAGACATTATGATTAAAGAGAAGGATTCAACACTATTACAAATACCATCAAGTGTATTCATACATTACTTCTCTGATAGAAAGTATAAACAATATGTTGATATACTTAAAGAACTAGAAGTTATATCTGATGTTCCTTATAATGATGGTTCATTTTATAATAAAGAGAAAGGTATATGTAAGCAATACAGGGTTTTTAATAACTATATGAATGAAGATGACCTTTGTATAGTTGTATTGAAAGAAGATAGAGCTAAGTTTGAGTTTATCAATGAGATAGAAGATTTAGATAAGAGAGCAATAGACACATTAAAGAACACTGAGGTTAATGTTAAAGAAGCAATTGCTGCTGAGATTCAACATTGTTATGATAATGAATTATCAACATACACACTTCGAAATAGAATAAGTAGAATCCTTTATACAAAGAGAAAGAGATATATTAAGAAAGGAAAGTCAGTAGATAGGATATATCATTCATTCACTAACCTAAGTAAAGTAGCAAGAAAACATTTGAATGTTAAGTTCTATGATATCGATATTAAGAACTGCCAACCATTATTGTTAGTAGCTTTCTTATCTAAGAATGAATTATCATTTGACCAAGACTATAAGAATGATTGTGAATCAGGTTTATTCTATGAGAGGTTTGTTGGTATCAATGATTGGGATAGAGACCAAGTTAAGACACAATTATATAAATCTATATTCTTTGGTTTCAATAGAAGAAGTAAAATCAATAAAAGGTTCAAAGAATTATATCCTTCTACTTGGTCTTCATTAGACACACAAGTTAATGGAACATTAGCTTCTAAGTTACAGAACCTAGAAGCTGAATTGTTTAATAACCTTACACCTATTAAGTCTAAGAAGTATTTTACTTTGTTTGATGCTATCTACTTTGATAACATTAATGATATATCTAAACTAAACACAGAGATATTAAACTTCTTTAATAAGTATGATATCAAAGTTTCAACAGAAGTTGGATATTAATTAGTAAGGGGAGCCGGAATAATTTATATATACTATATAACAAAAACAAAAAATAATAGACAAAGATGGAAACAAGAGAATGTAAAAAATGTAAAACAAACATAGACCACAAAAGAAAGGACGCTAAGTTCTGTTCAAGAGAATGTAAAATATACCAACACAGGATTGAGAAAAGAAAGAAAGAATCCTTTCAGAAGAAATTAGATTACAACCAATCGATTTTAGATTCATATAAGATTATAAGAGATTCTATAATAGAAGCAAATAATAAAAATAAATAGACAGACAATGAAATGGAACACACAAAGCGATAAGAAAATAGAACTACACTTCTCTTATATATTAGAGAGAAGTAAGACAAGATTTCAAACAACATACCATATACACACTCTTATTGTGGAGACTAAAGAACTATTAAACTTTGAGAATGTATTAGTAAAGATTATTGATAAGTTAGATATACCAAGGGAAGAGATGAAAGCATTATCTACATTAAGTATGAATGGTTGTTATGATGATAATAATATATTAATAACTGATTATATTGATAATAAATACTATGATGGTATATTAAACAACTCAAGTATATTCTGGTCAAAGCAAATATATTATGATTTGATTCTACATAAGATTAAACAAACTAAGAGAGATATTATTATTGAATCCATATTAAACGAAAAATAAATAGACAGACAATGAAAAAGATATTAATTATAATAGTAGCAACTTTAATGATAGGTTGCACAAAGAATGAACCAATAGATAACATTCCACCAACAGAGCCAGTGGAAGAAACTACCACATCTACCACAATTACCACAATTACTCCTACGGAGACTGAGTGTGAATGTGGTAAAGTATTAGAAGTATTTGAATTTGAGAATGAATATATAATAACCAATTACACAACACCCTTTATAACTATGAGTAATGATTGTAATGATAATATAGACACATTAGAAGTTACTATTGATGAGATGGCTATCATTACTATGAATGGTACAGGTATAACAGAAGATGAATTTTGTAAATAATGGTATTTAAATAATAATATATAAAGTATAAAAACAATTAAACATAATGAAGAAAGAAGACAAAATAGATTTCGGAAAGATAGATGAAAGTTTATCTAAGAGCAAGAAAGAATTAGAGAAGGCTAAAGAAAGAACAGAGAAGTTAATTAAATTCATTAAAAGTAAGGATATATCAAAATAAAAAGATAGTCTCTTACAACTAACAAGTATAAGTCCTGGTGTATATTACACTAGGACTTTTTTATGCGGTCATCTTCCGGTTTAACCTTATCCATAATAAACTTTCTGATATATGTGATGAAGTCTTGTCCAGTTACTTTAGTGAAGTTCTCAGCAATAGATAACAATTCTATTATACCAATGAACCCTGTTGTAATCTCTACAATTGGCATAACAGGTAGAAAATATAACTTCATAATATAAGAAGTTATAATTAATAACTGATAGGCTAACATCTTAATAAGTGTATTGCTCATTCTTTTAGAATTTATATTACCCCAACCACCACTCTTAACAGCAGCCATTATACCTAATGTGAAATCTATCATAATAATAACACCAGTTGCAATCATCACTCCTTGTATTGGAGCTAAGAAGGCTGTTAAGAAACCTAACAACCATATCAATTTACTACTCATCCAAGTTTTCATTACAATTTTTTCTTTTTTTTTGAGGTATTTACTTTCTCCAGTTCTTTTAGGAATTTTAAAAGTTTTTTTTTATTCTCCTTATTATATTTTCTAATCGGTTTCTTATCTTCTGTTATCATATCTCTATATTGTGTATTTTTAAGTAGGTTATATTATTATTTCTAACCATCTTACTATATTTATCAATCAACTCCCTTTGTTTGATTTCATAATCTTCTTCCTTCTTATGAAAGATATCTAAAAAGATAGTATCATATATTTTGAACCTATGTTTATAAGTATGAGCATCAGCACATATGAATGTAACATAAGGGAATAAAGGTTTAACCAAATCTATTAACTCTTGGTCTATCTCCATCACCGTTATAGTTATACCCGGTATATCTTTCCAGTTATATGGTAACATACAAGTAGCACCACCTACAACTAACACTTGTCCTTTAACATCTATATTCTCACAAGACCTTTCATATAATCCTAATGTTTCAGAATCATCGAACATAATCTTATCTCCATCGGACTTTCTTATTATATGATGGTCACCTTTACGGGAGATTACTACTCTAAACTTATCAGTTTCTACCTGACTTAATATACTACAAACAGGTTTCAACTTCATTATTAATAGTTACTTTTTGGTCCTAAATAAATACCACCGAAGAATGCACCTTTACTTGGTTTGATATCATATCCACAGCTAGAAGATTCACTCAACTCTGGGAAATCAACCTTATACTCTTTCATATAACTAATAAGTCTATCAGAATAGAACTCAGCACTATCTCTAACACTATTTCTCAACCACTTAACTTCATCTATTTCAGAAGGAACAGAACTTTCACTACTTCTTTTAGAAACAGATTTGTTAGTTAACTTATGATTAAGGAATGGTAATAATTCAAATAATGTCCATTCAGCTAATGTTTGTCTAATATGTTCATCTAATAAGTATTTATATTGTTCATTACCCTCATCAGTTATCTGACCAGTAACTACTAAATCTTTAATCTTATCATATAATTTAGAACCCAACGCTTTTTGTATATGTAAGTCTTGTGCTTTATATATCATTGGTTTGATTAACTTGTAATCAACATTACCTTGAACTGGTGTCCAGTTATTAAAGTAATCTACATCTATAAATTTAACTCTTGCCATTATATTGTATATTTTTTTATTGTTACCTTATCAGTAATATCATTCACATTAGATAAGTCATCGAATACATTTTCTATTTGTGTTTGTCTATCATTAACATATACTGCTTGGAAGATTTCTAATGCTTCTGTTAATTCAGCCTTACCACCTAAACTTCCTGGTACCATAACACCAAATAATTGTGGGTTAGTTACTTGATGACCAATGAAGATTTCATTTCTGATTTGTTCTGATAACATAATGAATCTTTCATCACTAGTGCTCAATTCAATAGGTGATAACTCAGGAGCATTTTCTTGTCCATCACTAAAAGTTAATATAAACTTACCAGCATTACCTGAGCCAGTATATTTCTTTTGAAACTCTTTATACGCAAGTTCCATCTCATCTTCTGTTGGAACTCCTGTAGCGAAGTTTAATATGAAACCAGCAGAGAACCCATTTTGAATACTACTCAAATGAAAGTTAGATATTTCCCAATCGGATTCTATCCAAGTTAAAGTGGATGAATAGTTAGGAATTGGATATTCACCATTACCAGGCTTATACTCTGAATAGTATAGAATTTGTAATGGTTCATCCTTGGAGATAGTTGGGTCATACCCTTGAATCTCTACTGGTGTATTCTCTTGTTTCCTGTGTGCAGACCAATCATTAGAATGCCAATACTTATTCTCAGCAGTGCTTACTCTAATGTCTGAGAAAGGCATATATTTAATAGAACCTATTTTCTCACCATTGTTAGTCCATTTGATTACTAATGCAAATCCACCATAGATTTCAAAATCATATGATATCTTTCCTAATATAGCATCAAGTGTATCTTTATCACCTATGTTCTTATAGAACATTTCCAATTCTGGTGATATATTTTCTTTATCAAATCCATTACCACCAACCATTTTGGCTTTTCTATTAATAATAGCTTTGTGTTTATTTGATTTATTATGGAATGTATCTAATAATTCCATTGGGTAACTATTTTTAGCACCATATTCTATCCACATTCCATTTCGTGCTTCTTTGAACACTGGTGCTTCAATACCTTTATTGAAATTTATTACCTTAAATCCGAATTTATTATTTTCCATTTAACTTTTTTATTTTTATCCGTAATATGTGAATTCATCTTCATCATCATTGTATGTCTCAGTTGCGATAACGGTTATAGTTTCTGTTATCTCTACTGAGCCAGTTGCTCCGGTTGCTCCTGTACCACCAGTAGCAGCAGTGACTGATATAATATCATAACTCACATACTCTATTGTTGGTCCATCTAATATCTTTAATAATCCTGTTTCTAATACACAATCTGTTATCTCTAATGAAGAAGTTGCACTTTGATATACAACATAATCATATACTCCTTGTTCTAAATCGAAAGTTGGTGTTGAACCGGTACATCCAGTGCATCCAGTACCAGCAAGTATCTCAAATGAATTATATCTATCAGTAGATAATGATATATCATCTTCTGTAAATAGTGTATATTCATCTGGGTCTTCCGTATTAATCAATTGGAATATGTAATAAGGGTCATCAATAGTTACTTTCTCACTTAATGTAAAAACACATTCTCTTAATTCACCTCTCGTTATTTGTATCATAACACATTTTACTTTTTTATAAATATAAAAATCTAGTTTATGTTTATGAAATATAAGAAATAAAAAAACCCTACTCAATTAAGAATAGGGTTTAGTTTATTTTATTTAATCTAATGATTAAGCATTTGCTACAATCTCGAATTGAGCTAAGTCTTGGTCAATTTCACTAGCCGGAGCTGGTTCTTTACCTAAGAATGTGATAACATATCCATTAAGGTCACCGTAAGCTTTACCTACACCAGCACTAACTTCTGTTACTCTTACACCATTTTGCTTACCAACTAAATGGTAAGAACCTCTTTGGTCTAAAATCAATAAAGATAAGTTACCTTGTGATAACAATTTTACTTGTTTCTTTAATGCTGCATCAACTTTGTGAAAAGTTAAAGTAACACTTTGTTCAAAGAATACCGTTCCATTCTCATTTGAGATAGAAGCTGCTTCTGTGAATTCACCAGTTTCATTTTCTTGTTCAAAAGTATAATAAGATACCGTTGCTCCACTAAATGCAGTGATTACGCTTTCCGCATCCTCTGTGTAAGTAACATTAGCATCAAAGTTATCAATAAACGCTTTTTGGATTCCACCAACATTGTCTCTACAACCTAATGAATAACCATAATCTATAATACAAGCCATAATATAATTTTAATTTTTTTTATAATAAGGGGAGAATAATCTCCCCATATTATTGTTTTATTTATCCGTTAATTATACTTGTTTGTATCTAACTACGATTTGTGGAAATGCAACTTGCACACCTTGTTTCCATTTAGAGATAAATCTTACTTCATCATTATCTTCTGAATAGAATAATTTGAAAGATTCAGCATCATTCATTAAATCAGTACCGTAATAAAGGTTAGAAGCTGGAGAAAGAACCATTTCGTTCAATCCGCTTAATCCTCTTACTGCTACTATTTCAACATTAACACCAGGAATCATCATTCTGAAATCAGCTCCTTCTTTTCCATCAAAATGGTAAAGGTTAGAATTTCTCAATGCAGAAGCATAAGTTCTGTATTGTGAATAAGAACAGAATAATTTCAAATCACCTGCATCTATAACATCATCAGCTATATCAGCTATCATCTCATCAACAATATCAATAGCACTAGAAGTTGTCATTGCAGCAGTGATAGATATTGCTGGTACAGCTTCTGTATCCAATAATTTAATCATACCATCACACAATGCGATATTTCCAACTCCAGCAGTATCACCTTTCCAGAATAAATCTTCAATAAGTGCTCCTAATTGGTCTCTTTTTTCTTCTGAGAATAATTGCTCAAAAGGAAGAGATTCATTGTAAGAACCTGGGTTCATTTTTTGAGATATGTAATAATCTTCTAAGTCATTAAGGCAATAAACCTCATTTACTTTTAAGTCACATACTTCGATAGCTCTTTGTGTTAAAGGCGTATCTCCTAACGGATTGAATCCACAAGCACCAGCTTGCCCTGTTACAGGAGAACTCATTAAGTTAATTGTTGCAGAATGTTTAATCCCACCTTGTACCTGAATAATATCAATAGTTCTTCCTTTAAGGATAGAAGCTCTGATTAATTCCATTTTGTTTTCATCTGTCCATTGTGACAGACCTGTTAAATCTAAACTCATTTGTTTAATTTGTTTTTTATACCTTTCGGTTCTTTATTTCTCCACAATGGAGTGTTAGTTGCCTCTTCTCATTCGAGAAATAGCCTCTAAACTATCTTCTTTCGTGCTCTTCATAGTAGAGAACGACTTATTTACAACAGCTAAATCCTTTGTTGTTGTTTCATTACCATAGTCTTCAATGATTTTACTCATTGCTACATTAGCATCAATTAGATTATTTTGTTTTTCAACTAATGTTCTAACTAAATCTTCTAATGAATTCATTCTATTTGATAAGATAACATTCTCATCATTTTGGTCAATAACTTCATTGATTTCTTCCTGAATTGTTTCAGCAATCTCATCAATTTCTGGAGTTTCAGTCCCAACAATTGCTGGAGTTCCTTCCTCAGCATCAACAGCAGGGATTTCAGTTTCAGCCATTTCTTCTTCTACAACTGGTGCAGTATCTTCAATAACTTCTTCTGTGATATCTTCTTCGACTTCTTTAATTTCGACAATAATACCCATTTCATCAACAATAATAACTTTTCCATCTTCAAGTGTGTATTCTCCTTCTGGAGCATTGATAGAACCTTCTTCAGCTACAACCATTACAGCCTCACCAATAACAAGTTCTTCACTATCAGATGATATAATTGTACCATCAGCTAAAGTCCATTCAGTCATCTTTACAATAACTTCATTTTCAATAACCTCATCAGTAGAACTAAAAGTCAAAAGTGATTTGATTTGATTAATAACTTCTTTTTTATCCATCTTTAATTATTATTTTTTATAAATATATTTAATACCTTTTTGTTTCATTTTGTTGTTATAATTCACAACTGCGTCTTGTCTGTAACTTATGAGCCTTCACCTTCGAAATATAAGTACCAGTCGTTCTATTATGAAAATAGTTTCTTATAGTATAATATCCAATACTATTCTCTTTAATGACTATATCACAAGCACCATTTTTATAGTTGGTATAAATATACCAAGCTAACCATTCTATTCGAATTGATTGTGGTTTCTCTTCTTTGATGATATTATAATCCACAGATATTACAGGGTTCTTATACTTATACTTCTCAATCTTACAATCATTAATAACATTAACATTAATCTTATTACTAATGTTGATTTGTTTCTTCTTATAAATAGTGTTGTTGTTTGTAATAGCCTTATTGTTAGTAATATAATCATTATTAGTGGTTGTATAATCATTATTATTAGTTATATAATCATTATTAGTGGTGCTATCATCTACCCTTTGGTCATAAGTGATGTCATCTGTTGCAAGAACAGAATTATTTATCACACTCAATGCTTCATATAAGCAGCATTACTTTCATTATAATTAATTGTAAAGTCATTGAATATACCAACTAAATCTTCTAGTTCTGTATTCGCTCTATATAAAGTCCCCATTATGTTTATTGTTTTTTATAAATATAATAGGGACATATATGTTTATTTAGTATCATTAGATAATAATCTAACTAACTCATCATAGATATCATTCTCTGATTTCATACCATCATTAACTAACTCACTAATGATTTCATAGATATCTTCATTAGCAACATCATTCATAACGAAAGAACCTTCAACAGAGAATCCTTTAATCTTACCAGTCTTAACGAAATCATTCCATACTTCATCATTATCAATCTTATAAGAAACCATCCAAGTTCCATCTTGAATAGATTCGAAGTTTTTACCAGCACCCTTACCATTCTCCATATCAACAATCCAACTCTCGAATACGGTAACACCACTCATTACTTCTTCCTCGTGGTTTATATTAGTCTCATTAGGATTAGAATTCTTGAAGAATAATTCAGCAGCAGTTCTAACGGTTTCTTTTGAAAAATATACCATATATACATCACCATTCATATCAATCCTTGGGATATCTAAATCAGGTATCATTGCAGGTCCAGTAACAATTCTTTGCTCTTCATTGGCTAACTCAAATGAGAATAGTTTAGGAGCACTTACTTCTGTTTGTTTGTTGAAGTAAAAGAAATCAACTTCAATTGCTGGTTCCTCTACTAAAGATATAAAATCTAATGAAGATTCTTCTTCATCCATTAATAGTTCAATTCTTTTCATAATTATTATTTGTTTTTTATTTTAACCACCGATTTCCGATTGTTGTTCTATATTAGATATGTTGTTCTGAACATTTGTAATATCTCTCTCACTAACATATGCTTGTATTGGTTGTTGTTCACCTTGACTACCATCACCTAATGTTTCGGTTTCACTACCATCAGTAGAAGTTAATGTTGTTTGAACTCCACTTGGTCCTGGTGTAATAGAAGATGAGCCACTTAAACTTGGAACACTTCCACTATTTCCGAATGAACTACCTCCAGTATTTCCACTACCACTCAATTTAAGGTCAGGTAATGCTGGTGCTGATGGAGAACTAGTGCTACTGCTCTTATATCTCTTACTAGCAATAGTTGCGATGGAAGCGGCACCAGTTACACCAGCTGCAATCGCAGCTACTAATGATGCTGGATAAGGTAATGTTGCTAACGCATTAACAATAGCGGCAGCGGTATTAATAGCAGTTGTTGCAATCGCCAATACTTTATTTCTCTTAAATGCTTTCTCAGCTTCCCTATCAACAAACTTAGCTTGTTTTAATTTAGCCTTTTGTTCGAACTTATCAAATGCTTGTTGGTCAATTGCTCCTGATTTCAATCTCTTTCTTTCAGCATTGATTAAATCATCAGTCTCATTTTGTTTCTTTTGTATTCTCAAATCACTTACAGCATTCAATGCACCATTCACAGCCTGAGCTAACTCGACCGTTTCTTGTGCTGATGCGATAGCACTATCAGCTTTCTCTTTATTCTCACTACTCAATAAGACTTTGTTCTCTTCCTTTCTCGCTGCTTCATCAGTATCAATTAATAAAGATGCTTCATCCTCAGCAACTTTTATCTCAGCTAATAATAAATCTTTCTGTTCCTTTGTTAATAAGATATCTTCTAACACTGCTTGTCTTTCTACTTTAAACTTAGCAGCGTTTATAGCTCTTTCTTTCTCAGCACCATCTTTAAGATTTCTTATTCTCAAATCTTCTAATTGCATTAAGAAATCACTCTCTCTTTATAACTCAGCTGCATTAGCTTCATCTTTAAGGTCATTAACTTCTTGTTGTGCTTTTTCTTCAATAGCTAATCTCAAATCAATCTCTGCTTCACCAGTACCTTTGATAGCATCTAACTTTCTTTGTTTCTCTGTTTCTATTAAAGTAATTTTCTTTTCTAAACCTTCCTCTAACATTTCGATTATCAAATCTTCTGTCTCTTGTATAATAGCTATTCTCTCATCTTCTACTTGCTTTCTAATAGCACTTTCTTTAATGATTAATTCAGTTGCTACCTTTGAAGATGATGCTCTTGCTTCAGCTAATACTACCTCAGCCTCAGCTAATCTATCTAAATCTTCTGCTGTTGATTCACTAATAGCATTCTGTGCTGCTATAATAGAAACTTGTTCTTGTGCATTTCTTAATCTCTCATTAGCTATACTTGATTCAATAGCAGCTGCTTCTTGTAGAAATCCTATTCTC